CTTACGGGCCACAAGCTTGTGGTCACAACCTAAACTGAAGGACATGTATAATGGCTGGAGAAGACGCATACGCCTGGCAAAAAGCCAGGAATTTTACCTCTTATGACTTAAACGATAAGGTTTCATACCGTATCGGTACGTCTAGTGGTAGATTGTATACGTCTGCTGGATCCACTAACCAATCTGTTAAGGTTGGTTTTGGATCCAGCTCGAGGATTATGAGTCGCGAGAATAGACTCTGGAAGCACTTTCGTGGTGTTCCAGATAATCACGCGCTCAGAGCACTTGATATGGGTGGAGATTTTGCTCTTGAGCAAGTCCACCTATCTGTGCCCCCCAGCTTCCGTATCCACTATCGTGCTTCGAGCACGAGTGGTAGGGAAGTTAATGGTTTTGTCTCTCCTTCACGGGAGTTCGAAACCATGGCTATGTCTCTTTCAAATGGGACATTTCCGGGTATTCCCTCGACATTAGGTACAAGCCGAAGCAATTTAATTGCTTTAGGCTCTACTGCGATCGCAAGATCGCTTCCTAATGTTCCTCCATTCTCCGCTCCCCGATTTCTCGGGGAACTCGCTCAAGGGCTCCCGGCGATCCCGGGTAAAGCTCTTAAAAAGAGTAGGAGTCTGCGGAACGCTGGTGGCGAATATCTGAACTTTCAGTTCGGAGTCGCTCCAACGTTGAATGATCTCGGACCATTTATTGAATATTTGGCCGGAATCAAGAAAGCGATTCGTCAAACCCATTTTGGGGAGACGGCTCGCGTCCGCAAAGTCATTGACAAAGGGATATCGACGACACGGGTCCCGTACACATCCTCCGATTATTCGGTAAGGACTGTTAACGGAACCTACACGTCGACTATCGCTGGGTCGGGGTACCTGTCGACTAGATCCGAGTATCGGATCTGGTCGTCAATTACATTCGTCTACGACCAAGTTCGGTTGCTAGATCAGATGATCTCTGATTTCGAGGACTGGCTTGGGCTGAAGAACATCGTTCCTACAGCTGTAGACGTTTATAACTTGGTACCTTATACATGGCTCGTCGACTGGTTCGCAAACTTCAATCATGTTGTTACGAACCTTTCCTATATTGGAAGAGACGGGTTGTACTTGCGGTATGGTTACATCATGGCAACCTACAAAGACACTCTAACCTACGAGATGTCCAAGCGGGTTGGTGACATACCACTTCACACGACTGCGAATGCAACATTTGTTCGCAAATATCGTGTGAAAGCAAGTCCTTTTGGTTTCGGATTGACGTTTAAAGACCTAGATGGTTTTCAAACGTCGATTCTCGCCGCAATTGGCGTTAGCAAATTGCGGTTTTGAAAAGTCGCCCAAAAGGCGCCGCTCATAATCCATTCCCTTGAGCAAGGAGTAACCGCAACAAATGGTTACGGTTTGTTGTCCTCAGAAAGAGTACTCATGTTTGCAGATCCTCAGTCAATCACCATTTCTGGTGCCGCCAAGTCTCTCCCTCGCGTTAGCTCGGGAGACTTTGCTGGAGCGTTTAGGGCGTCTGATGGCGCCTATAACCTCACAGTAAAGCACACCTCCGGGAAGCGGGATCGTTCAGTGATTCGTTTGGATACGCGCAAAATTGGCGCGAATCCTCTCGATCCCACTAAGAACCTTCCCTACACCTCCTCGGTGTATGTGGTCTTGGATAACCCTGCCCAAACCTCAGGTTTTACCAGCACAGAGCTGGAAGACCTGGTAAAGGGTTTGGCTGGTTATCTCACGGCTGCCAACGTAACTAAGTTCGTTGGTAAAGAGTCGTGAGCAGTTGGATGAGGAGCGCAGCGTAATTATCGCTGTTGCGATCGTCGTCTGTTTTATCGGTGCTTTGCTTAGCATTGCATGGATTTTGACAGGCGGCGGCTTTGCTCACTAGAGGATTCTGTTAGCTCTCTTCGTAGAAAGTAACGAATGAAAAGCCTGACGAGTCTCTGGTCTGAGCTCGCGCAAGATTGCGCGAGGCAGTGTGACACAAGCTGCTCTCGAGACATTCAAACTTGTCTCGAGAGGGTCAAATATGAGGGGGATTCATTTTTAATGATCACCCTGCCCAACTTCGCTAGTGACTTTGAAACAGCACTCGCGTTGGAGGACCTGTCATCTGTTCCGTTTCTTGGTTTCAAGAAGCGGAGAGGTCTCCCTGTATTTCTACAGGGTTTCCTCCGACAGATATTTGACTATCGTACTGGATTGATATTATCTGCTCCAAGTGCTGAGGCCGTCCGCGCAGTGCGTCAACTTACCATCTTCTTTAAGAAGGTGAATAGGAGGACGACAGTGCGCAGACAGCGCAAGGCCGAGGAGCAGTATGTTAAAACTGAAGATGACCTAGCACATGTTGAAGAACGTTTAACCTCTGAAGAGAGGCAGTCCTTCAGCATGGCGTTCGCATTTCTATATTCTGATGTCTTAAGCACACTTAACAAGTGTGTGGATGACATGAGTCTTGAAATGCGCCATGGTCCTGGTTCTACCGCAGATAAACTCTACGGCAACCAGAAGTTTGAGTTTCCTAATTGGACACTCAGACTTCAGTCAGTGTTTCCATATGAGTACTATTGTACTCATACTTGGATCTCTGGCCAGACCTTGAGGCCTTATCTTCTACCCGTGGGACAAGAGCCACCTGTTAAGGTGGTTTTTGTTCCTAAGACTCTGAAGACCCCGCGAGTAATCGCGATGGAACCTGTGCACATGCAATATGCGCAACAGGGTATCATGCAAAAACTCGTCCCCCTTCTTAAAGGGAGTCGAGTTGGCGCGAGTCAAGGGTTTGATGATCAAGAAGTTAACCGTGCTATGGCCCGTGAGGGCTCTATCACTGGTGACTTGGCGACCATTGACCTTTCAGAGGCGAGTGATCGTGTGCTGGCTAGCCTCGTATTTGAGGCTGTCAGCGCCTGGCCTTCTGTGCATGATGCACTTTGGGCTAGTCGTTCACTTCGCAGCAAACTTCCGAGTGGTCGTGAGATCACATTGAAGAAGTATGCTTCGATGGGCTCTGCTCTTTGCTTTCCCGTTGAGGTTATGGCATTCTCTGCCATAATTCTCTTGGGAATCGCAAAGTCCAGAAATATCAATCTCTCCGTCGCTATTAGATTATTTGAAAGCGGCGGTGTACGCGTTTACGGTGATGATATTATCATCCCCGTAGATTGTGTCTCCGTTTGTGAGGAACTTCTTGAGACTTATGGTCTCAGAGTAAATCGCTCAAAGAGCTTCTCTACTGGGAAGTTCCGCGAGTCATGTGGAGGAGATTATTTTGGTGGAACTGATGTTACACCGATTAAACTCCGCCTTGATTTCCCTGACAAACGGCAGGATGCAAGTAACATCGTTTCTCTCAACTCCACAGCTAATCAGCTGTGGAGAGAGGGATTCGATCGAGCAGCTGAGTACATCCATATGTACCTGGAGCGAATGCTTCGGGTATATCCGGAAGTGCCAGTCGGGTCAGACATCATCGGAAGATGGAGTC